GTGATGTGCTATTGAAGCAGCGTGAGTTACACATTTACCTGCTGTAACGGCTGTTGCTGCTAATCGACCATAAGCATAAACAGTATTACCATAAAGTAATCTACTGCCTAAAGGAAATAACTCTGAAAGTCCTGAAGTAAACGGATCAACAGTATTATATTGGCTACCACCTTTACCTACGATAAAATCGGCTGGACCATATCCTGTTGCTGCTGCGTATTGAACGTGTCCACCATCATCAGTAAAGATATTACCATCTGCGTTAATTACTAAACCATCAGTGATGGCTCCTGTTGATGTTGCTACATCAATGGTTTTAAAACCATTTTCGGACCGTACTGGCCCACTAAATGTCGAATTTGCCATAATTTCCTCCTACGGAAATAAGTTCTATTGTCTCGGCTTGTCTGCTAGGTCAGTCGATAGAACAAATATAATTATCCTAGTTCTTTTGATTGTATAGTAAATACTCTAAAAAAAGAAGAAAAAAAAGGGAGCCGAAGCTCCCCTTATTCAGTAGTTGAGTAAAAAACCCTACTGGGGGTTCAAATTAAGCACCTTGAGAACCGTATACAGCTCTAAAGTTAGAATATCCAAATGAATATCTTTCTCTAGCTTTGTATCGCATGTTACCTGTATCGAAATCTCCCTCTAATGCAGTTTGCATTGGTGATCTTTCAAAATGCTTGAATCCATCAGGACAATCAGTCTTGATGAAAAAAGCATCGGTGTCAGTTAGATAGTGATTCACTACATAACCATCAGGTATCATTCCCATGTTTTTAATCGCATTAACATCGTTGTCAGAAGTTCCTACTCGCCCTGGAGTTTGTAGTAATCTGTCAGCAATAAATTGAAGCTGAGGTGGAACTATAAGTTTCATTCCTCTCAAAGCAATTGCTAAACCTCGGTCATCGGTAAACGTGCTGATATTAATCAACGCATCTTCGAGTGAAGTTTCATTCAAATCTGCCATTGTAGTAGCACGGTTAGCAAGTGAGCCACCGCCACCTAGAGGGTGGTCAGTTGCAATCAATACTTTACCGTCACCACCAGTTGTAGAGAACGCATTGTTCAATACAGCCGCAGCTTTGATTTGCTTAGTGTTAGCCATAGAACGTGCAAGAGCTTTAGTATATCTAGCTCCTAAACGGTCATATAGGTTATCTTCAACAGCTTCTTCTGTTAATGCAAAAGCAAGTGCAACAGTTTCGTGAGTGTAACGAGAAGTATAGCCTTCGTTAGCGTTGTCAAATCTGACACCACTTCCTTCAGATTTTACTTCAGCATTACCGAAACCTGAGATTAACACTTCTTCTTCAAACGCTCTGTCTGATGATTCAGTATCAAAAATTTCAGCATGTTCTGCTTCGTACCTAGAATATTCCATCCCAAACAGGGCGTTTAAACCAGGCTCTAGCTCTTTGGCTAGTTGACTTCTATTAATAGCCACTATTTATACCCCTGTTACTGTAGTGTAGAAATGTTCGTTAATATATACGATTGCGTTTACGTTAGCAGATCCAAGTGTATTGTTTGCTGGATCAGAAGAGAATCCTACGATTCTAAACTGAGCAGTAGTAGCAGCCGTGGTAGCAGAAAGTTCTGCCGCTGACATACCAGTTTTGGTAGATCCTGCGGTATAAGAAAGTTCTGCGTTGTTACCAACGGCAGTCTGGGCTAAAGACCCAGCACATTGTACTTCAAACAGAGTATTTGGATCATCATCTATAAATGCAACAATATCATCGGATGCTGTAGTAGTAGGAAAGTATGATGAGAAAATAGTATCACCAGCACTGTCCGTAAATTTACATCCTCTGAATATTCCCAATAAAGTAGTTGCAGCGCCTGCTACTAAAATAGTACCAGTGCTTAACATTTTTACTGGGTCGCCCGAAAAGATATCTCCAGTTGCGCCAGTAGCGATACTGTACTCAGTTGTGCCGCCATTAGCTACACTACTGCCTACCTTACCTACTGCTCGAAACCCGAAAGGTGCATCTTTATTCGCCATAATGAAAAACCTTTATTCAGTTATTTAAAAAAATAGTGGTTTCGTTATTCACGATTACCACCGCCAAAAGTTACGCTTGTTTTTCTCTCTGGTCGTAAGATCGGAGAGGCTGGATCAGATTCTTTCATTAAATCATTGTCAACCGCATCTTGTTGCGTTCGACTGCGAGCTTGAAAGTAGGCATTCCTTTCTTGTCTCGTTTCATTAGGAATCTTGGCCAATAACAAACCACCTACTGATACAACACCTGCGTGCCTTCCATCGTCAAGCGTGGGAAGTTCGAATCCATTTAACTCATCGGCTTTAACAAGTTCAAAACCTTCTCTCAGCCTAGAAGTTACATTTTTTCTATCTTCCTGTCCAACAATTTCAGCTCTTATCCACCTGTAGGAATATCCTTCAGGTGCAGGTGGTGTCTCCAACATAGATGGAGGTCGCCACGGTTTGCGAGCGGTACTTTTAGCTCGTGTTTCGGCAGAACGCGAAGTTCTGTTGTTTGATGCTTGCGCATCGGTATTTAATTCTTTATTACTCATATCTTATCTTACCTTTTAATGTGTTTAGCATATTCTTTTAAAGGCACATTCAAACGCCTCGCCATGTCAACTTCACTCTTGGTTAGCTTAACTTGTCGTTTAGTACCAGAGCTTTCGCTTCTCCCAACAGGAGCTACAGTTTGCTGTATTCTCCCTTTGGACTGTGTTTCCCCACCATTACTAAACTTATGTGGAAACTCAGAACGCATACGTTTGTCTATTTGAGTGTAATACATAGGATCGTTTGTATCAAATCCTTCTTCCTCAATTAGCTTACGATGGAAGTTAAAAGCAGCCAAAGTCATAGTTTCATCCTCACCAAACCAATCATTTTTACTTGCCCAATCTTCGGCTTTTGGGTCTGGATTTGGGGTTGGAGCTTGAGCTTTAGGTTGTGGCGCTTGATAATTCTGATAATTTTCAGTGGGTTGCACTGTCATCTTAGACGTAGCTAATTTACCCTCTTCTAAATTAATCTTTCCTAGTATATCTTGCGCTTTAGTTACTTTATCCCAATCTTGGTCTTGATAAGCTGATTTTAAAACAGCATTGGCTTGCGCACGTTGCGATTTTAATCTGTTTTCTGCTTCAGATTGATAATTCTTATTTAATTCAGAACTATTTTTCTTTAGCGTTTCATTTTCAGTTTGTAAGTTCTTAGCATATTCAAAAGCAGAATTAGCTGCTCGTTCTTGTTCACGCATTTTTTTAGTCAGCGTGGCAATACGTTTTTGTACACCTTTAGAATAATCAACTAGTTCGTCTTCTTCTTTATCTTTGACGGTTTCTTCTTTTGATATATCTTCTATTGGTGCTTCTTCGCTAGAACTTACCTCTTCATCAAGTTCAACAATTTCAGTAGGTTCTTGAACCTGATCTTCAATTGCTTCAGCTTTTTGTGACTCTGGCATGATTTCTCCTCATGTTAGACGCTGACAATATCGTCAGGGTCGTCTATTGTTGCGATAACTTCGTCATCGTTTATGATACGGCACTCTGCATCGTCACCAAGTTTAAACCTAGCGCCTGCATATCTACCAATTAATACCCATTGTTTTTCTTGGCACCAGGGTGTTTCGCCAAACTTATTTTTATCGGCATAGCACAATGGACCCATTTTAATAACATAAGCCACTACTGTAGCTAATGATTCTCTATCAATGGTTTCTTTGGCTAATACGATACCGCCTTTAGTAACGGCCTTACCTTTATATGGAAGTATTAACATGCGCCATCCAGTCGGACTCGGCATACGTTCCAAAAATGATTTGTCTAAAAGCGTTGGATCTAAAACTCTAGCGTCAGGTTTGACGTAAGCTTCTTCTACTGGGGAGCCATTAGCATCCCATCCTACTTTTTTTTCACTTTCTTTTTCAACTTCTCTTGCGATATGTTCAGGTACTACTACCTTTGTCATCGTTGTCACCCATCCTTTTCAGCAACTCCCTTATTTCTTGATCTACGTCATCGAGGGAATTGTATCGACCACGTAGGTAATTATATTCTTCAAAGTTTTTAGCACCATTCAAAATCAAACTCTCTAAGTCTGTTTTTTTTTCTACTATTAACTTTTGTAAAACTTCAGCAAGCCAAATGGCATCCATTAGTAAACGCCAGAAAATTTACCGCCAAATTCGGCAGCGCCCATTCCTCTTGCTTTACCTTTACCCATGCCTGGTGTTGCTTTAGTGCTGGCAGAAAATGATTTGCTTTTCTTGGTAACAACATTACCTTTATTAGAGTAAGACTGCTTACCATTTAAAACAGTTGGTGTTTTCTGATCTTTTACTTCAGTTCTCTTAATCATAGTTATAGCTCTTTTAATCCAATATCAATTAATTTTAGTTCTTTTTGCTGGTCTAGTCTATCTTTTGTAGTTTCGTCTTTCATTATTGCAATATCACGCATGGTACCAATACGTTCTCTATCTATTGTATCTTGTCGGGTTTGTTCCGTTGCACGTTGTTCTTCTTTCGCTACAAACTGTTGCTGTTCTTGATTTAACTGTTGACCTTTTAAAGCTAACTCTTGTTTTCTAATTGTCACTAATGGGTCTTCTTCTTGAGGCGTGCCAATTTGTTGAGTAAACTGAGTCATTAGCTCGGTCATGATAGGTGCGCTAAATTGTGCCAATATATCATTAGCTTGCGTATTTAATTGTTGTGCTTCAACTGGACTGACTTGCTGTGCTTGTTGT